AAGCAGCAGCAGTTTTTAAATCACTTTGATAACTTGTTGCTCCACCTGTTACATCACTTTGAACAGTTCCATTTTGCCAAATTGCAGTACTAAATGCATTTCCTGTTATATTTCTTGCAATGTTTATGTTACCATTTCCACCACCAACATTTACAGAACCAATACCTAATCCACCACTTGATATTGTAGTATTAGAACCTAGAGTAATCAAAGTACCACTATCAGTTATATTAGAATTACCTATTGTAGAAGCACCTGTGAACTTTGGTAAAGTGTTTGTAGTACCTGTACCAGTTACAGGGTTAGTTAAAGCGTTTTGCTTTGCGTTAAAAGTTGACCAATCCGCACTTGATAATAAACCCCTATTTGTAGCCGAAGCCGTTGGAAAATTGAAAGTATGCGTACTTGTAGCACTTGAAATATTAAAATCCGTACCACTTGAACCTGTCGCAAAAGTTTGACTTAATGCCGTTAAAGTATTTAAAGTAGTTATGCCTGTGTCAGCATCCGTACTATTTACCCATTGCGTACCATTGTACTTTAATACCTGACCATTAGCAGGGCTTGTTAAAGTTACATCACCTAATTGTGTTAAGGTATAATCGCCTTCGGTTGCTATAATATTTCCTACCCTACCAAATACGGAATTAACCGCATTAGGTAATGGATATGCCCCAGTCGGTGCTTGTATAGTTACGACCTCTTCGGTTACGTTTATTTCTATTATTTCGTCCGTTACGTTTATTATTTCCATTATGGCTTGCTTATATCTTCTTGAACAATAAAGTTACCCCAAATATATGTTTTAACCTCGCCGCTAGGGAAGGTTACATTCATATCGTAAACGTATGAGCCGGCCGTTACGTCTACTTTTTTATTAAGGGTTATTTGGTTTCTATTAGCACCGCCTATTAAAATACTTGTATCGGCGGTTGATAACTCTAAAGCTATTGTAGCACTCGCGGCGCTAGGTCTTACTTGTATTAAAATAGTTGATCCGCTTAAATCCACCGGAGTAGTATCGGCAAGAATTGAAAACACTTGGCTCCAGGAATCATTGCGCCATATCTTTACATTGTATTGCGCCGGTCTTAAATCCGCGCTTGTAGAATTGCAACTCATTTTTTTATGGGTTTAATGGTATATCGCAAGCATCAAAGTCCGAAAACGTAGTCATGTCGAAGCTAACTTCAACACCGGCTAAATAGTCTTCAAACTTATCGCTTATTAAATTATATGTTATATTATCACTTATAGTCCAATTGTTAGCGCCGTTTCTTAGCTTGCTAATAATGTCCGCGCATATTTGCAATTGATCGCTAGTTACATCGTCCTCGAATTCACGCTCCATGCCGGACTTATCTAAAAACCAAAGCGTTAAATTATATATTTGCTCACGACCTATATTCAAGCTTCCGGTGTTAACACCAAAGCAAGCAACGGGAAAAACCGGTTGCTCACTTGCGAAAAGCCACTCTCTCGGCGTTGCTCCCTTTATGCTCTTTATCATTGCATGGGTGCTTAACGTCGCTTTTATGGTTTTTATTACTTGGTTGTAAGTCATTAAATTTTTGTTTTACTTTGTCGATAAACTCGCGTTTATAACTGCGTATCTTCATAAGGGTTGTTAATATTATATGGCAAATCAAGGTTGCTAACTTTACGTCTACTATTACGCATACCTAAATAAATAGGCGATGTGTAAGCTTGAATCTGCGGAGCAATTACATCGTAGCCGCCACCAATTTCAAGGTATTCTTTAAACATGGTAGAATTTTCGCGAAGATAATCTATTAATCTTTGCTTATAAAATTCCCCGTTGCTCATATACTTACGCTCTAATAATTCAAGCTGGCCCTTACTTGGCGTGTTACTCTCTTCGCTAGACTTTTGCAATACGCCCTTGCTAAAAAATTGGAAGCTAGTGCTTACAACCATTTCCGCAATCGTAAACCAAAGCAACGCATCGGTTATGTAATTGTCAAGTAAGTTCTTTTCGTTTTGGCTTAAATCCCCGATTTCGATTCCGTCTTGTAGTCTTTTATAAAACGTGCTACCTAAAGCCGGCAATATGTATTTATCTTGCGCTAACTTAATAACCGGTTTTATTTGCTTGCCATCGATGGCGTCGCTTACGGCGGTACGGCTTTTAACTAAGGTCTCGTTTATAAAAAGTATGTTTAAACTCATTGCTTATTTTTTTCTAGTTACTATTTTTACATCCCAACGATGGCGACAATATGGTCGATGGTTGCCGTTAGGCTCCGTGAACCAACCGCCGCGACGATCCCAAACCGAGTACCCTAAACGCTCCGAAATATTCTCAATGTCCGCACGGCTCCAAAGCTTTGTTTTAGCTAGTTGTAACATACGCGCGCAAAATGGTCTATTCTTACTATCTTCCGGCCCTTGGTAAGTATATCTTAAGAGTACCTCGGTCTTAGTTGCCTTGTCTCCGCCAGGGATTTTTTTTAGCGGCTCGGTTAGTTTTCTTACAACCGGTGTATAATTAGGGGCTAAAATACTTATCGCAAGACCGGTTTGCGTTAAGTACCCCTCAAGCTTTAGCGCCTCTAGTGCGTTATCTATTTGCTCTACGCTTTTGTTTAACACCTTGGCCATAACCTCCGGCGTTACACGTTTGTCCTTGCTTATTAAATCAAGCACGTTTGCTTTAAGAACGTTAATTTCCTCGTCGGCAAACTTTTCGTAGTTTCTAGCTTCGTGGGTTTCTATTACCTCAAAATCGTTAACATCGTCGCCACATGCCGCAAACTCGTTTAATAACAATTCGTCTTGCATTGAGGCAAACGCTTGCTCCGTTGCCGGATCTTCGTCTACGCCTAAGAATGTGTCTACATCCGCGTCGGTAAATCCGAAGCCATTTTTAAGCATTAAGCTTGCTTGCGCTTTGTTGATTTTACCATTTGCAAATTGACGAACAATACGCATCACGTTTTGGTGCTGGCGTCCGCTTAAATTTGTAAGCGTTGCATTTGCTTGCACCGGTTGAGCTATCGGTGTACCGCTTGCATCGGTTGGCATTTCACTCTTTAAGCCTAATTTTTCACGGATTTCATCACGTGTCATGTTAGCGCTCATTACCGCTTCACTAAATTCAAAGCTTAACGGCTCAACCGGAATAATAATATGTTCGCCCTCGATACCGGCTAAATTCATAAGCTTACTAAATGTAACCTCATGTTCTTGCTGGCGCTCGTTTACGTATGTATTTTGGAATATTTGGTAAGCGTCTCTAATTTCGCTACGACCTCCTAATTGTCCTTCGGTCTTAATACCAAATAACATCGGGCTTGTAACTTGATGACAACTAAATATTTCTTGTTGTATTAAATTATTGACGTTAGTAAAGTCTTCTTTTGTTAAACTTGTCTCGCCAAGGTTTACGATGTCTACGGCGTTTTCCTTACTAGGGTTAAACGCTATAACTACGCGGTCGCCATCGTGGTTAGTAAACTTACGCTTTAAATCGGTTTCAACATCGGCTTGTTCCTCTTCTTGAGGTAGGCCGTTATTAAAATTAATTAACTTAGTAGCGACAAAGTTATGCTTAGCGTTACCTAAAATATGGCGGCTTACTTGAATATCACTCTCGATATAATTTAAACCTTGAAAGTAACTCGGTAAAGGATATACATCGCTTTTAGGGTTGTATTGCTTTACAAATAAGATTTGAGGCCCACTAGGATCGTTTACATTAAACGCCGGATATTCTCTCGGCTTTTCTTTAAAGTCGCTTAGGCTCCAATCGTTTTTAACGTAGAAAGTAGACAAGTCTTTGCTTGCTCTTACCTTTTGGAACTCAATATGAAATACATCTTTAATTTTACCTAACGCATTATAAATAATTTGTAAGTAAAAACCTCCATGTAATTCATCGTCTAAAATAGAACGCTTTAAGATTTGGTTCCAGGTCTCGCCTTGCGTGTTAGCTTTTTGAGTAATATCCTCAAAACCTTTACCATAAATGTAGTTGACCTTACCTTTAATAATAGCGCCATGCTTAGGGCTTTCGCCATATAGGTCTATTAAATAGGTTGGGTAGTTGTTTTTTTCGCCAAATTCTACGTAGTTACGGCCTTTTTTTTCCTCAAATTTAGGCTGTTGTGCTTGGTCGAATTGGACGTTAATAATGTTGTATGCTTTACTCACTTGAATAGGTTTTAAATTCGTTACATTGTTCCTCGTACACCGGATCTGCGCACTCCGCGGCTTCGTGTAAATACATAAAGCCCTCTTCAACTATGGCACCACTTAAGGCCTCTTTTTTATTCGTTGCACTTGCTTGCTCACGGATCTTATAACGCCAAGTGCCGGATTCTTGATTATCAAACACGGACTTTAATACTAATACTTTTTGGTACCTATCGTCGGTGCTTATGTTAGTCCCTACAAATATAACACTATCTTCGGTAGCACTAGTAAAAATAAATAAATATTTAGGGTTAGAAATTGTCGCCAATTCTAAGCCGGTAAATATTAAATTATTGTCCACCCCTTTATAAATATGTAACATTTGTTTTAAATTAAAAAACCCTACCCACACAATGTAGGTAGGGCATAATTAAATAACTATTAGGTAGAATTACCCAGCAGTTTCAAGCGCTGCACCTACGCTAGCGCTAACTTGTAAAAAGTCATCCTTTTCGATACCACTCAAAGTAATATTGTATCCGTTACGATCGCCCGCAGCGGTACCACTTGTTGATTCCGTAGAAGCTAAATAAAGGCCGTTAGCTTTACCATACATGCGGTAGTTTCCGTCCATGTCTAAAGTAACTGCTACTAACTTGTTTTTAGCAAGTGTACGTACTACGTTAGCCGTTGTGCTATCTCTTTTGTTTAAAGGGAATACAACTTGGTGTGTATAAAATACTGATCCATTCTCTTCGGATGCAGTTGCATTTGAACTTGTATTTGCGGTAGCACGTGGCACCTCAAACTTATAAAATCTTTTACCGGTTGCTTTAGTAATGCCGGTAACTAAACCGCTTACTTCTGTAACTCCGGTAATATTTCCAAACTCGGCTAAAAATACGGCTTGTAAGCCTCCGATGTTTTGGCGGCAATCTATTGTATATCCGCTAGTAATTACACATGACATGTTAAAAAAGTTTAAAAAAAAGGCGGCTTATTTAACCGCCTTTTCTTGATTATTTATTAATTAGATAGTTGACTTGAAAGCTACGCAGAATTGCGTGTAAGCTACGTTAACTCCTAATTTGAATGCTACTCTATAACGAACTTCGTTGTTATCTTTAGAATACCAAATAGTGTAATTATCTTCTTCAGCTTCTAAGTCAAACGCCATTGCGATGTTAGACAAAGTAGTTGCGTAAAGATCGCCAGTTCCGTTTAATCCGTTAACCGCTACTAACTTAACGTTAGTTCCTGGGATAACAAACATTTTGTCTGTATCGGCATCAACTTGATAGTTAAACAAGTTTAATGCTTGGTAAGCCATTACTGCTAATCTATAAGTATCAAAACCAACGAAGATATGTAAATCTTCAGCGTCGATAATTTCAA